CAATGTTATTTTCTAACAGGTAGCTCAGGATTGATTGGGTACCCGCGATAGTAACCGGCGTATTGACCAAATAGGAGTAATTAGGCCAGTCGATTAGGATGCGATTTGCCATACCGGAGAGATCGTACCCGGAAGCTGTCACTGTGCTAGTGAGCAGTTGATTGATGTCGTTCATAATCTCCGTTGGAGTTTTATTGATCCACAGACGCGAGCTTGCTGCTCCCATAGCTGCATTGGCAGCTACCACAAGAGTGTTATTGATTAAGCCGTATGTTCCAGTCTTACTGATACCAACGTAGACATTACGGTCAATCATCTTGCTGTGCTGGAGGCGAATCCCAGTGTCAAGAATCGTGGATAAGCTTTTCCCAATTTGCTGAAGCTTCAGCTCGTCGAAGAGTGGCACGCGTAAGATCTCCGAGAACGTGTGGACTTTGAACACGTCTTTAGAGATGTTCGCTTGGGATACTGGGATGTTGTTTGTCTCACTGCCGATGATTGAATCTTCATCGGATCCGGAAGTAGCATAGTCGACGAAGACGTTGGAGGTGATCGATGTCCACCCGCCGCCTGGCTTCATGTCGATGTCACGTGGAGCAGTTAACGAGGTGAGTGGTTCGAGTAGGCGAGGGTCTTGCTTTTCCAACTCCCCCGCAAGGAACACTAGGCCGGTGCTTGTACCTCCTGCGTCCATACCTGGTCCATAGATTGCACCAGGAGCATGTGGCATGACGCCATGCTGACCAGATAACATAATAGCGTCCATCGCCTGTTTAGTAGCTGCATTCATAGTTTCTCATTCCCTCCTTACGCATTCGCTTGAGTTAGTAATACGACTTCGGTGATACCTGATGGGTCTTGCTTGCCGCTTGTAAAACGGGCGTTGGTTACTTGGACTGCGGTTCCGCCCGCTGGGGTAGCTGTTGCGACGAGATCTCCAACCTTTGTCGCCGTGGTACCTGCGACAGTCATGATATACACTAGGCCATTGGCAGTTGGAGTACCTTCCTTGCAGAATACGGTGGTTGTGCCAGTTTGCAGGACATCGCACGGGCTATTAGGCTCGAACTGCCCTCCGCTCACATTGGCCCCGTAACCGTAGGTCATGGACTGCTTGACTTCGCTGACCGCAATGCCCGCGAAATTAGCAAAGGTTGCAGCTGATACGCCTGTTCCCGTTGCACCAAATAAGGAGTAAGTATTATCAGGGTTCGTTACGACAGCGGCACCAAAGGGAATCACAGGCTGAGTTTCAAGCCCTCCGCCGTCGAGGATAGACTTTACCTGGCGTGCGTTAATTTTGTTGTTACCGTTACGGGATACCTTACCCGCATAACCAAGACTAAGATTTTTACCAATTACTGAACCCGGCATATTACTTGCCCCCTCTCATTTTTTCGCCTGCAGCATTCCAATTGTTGCACGCTTCCACCGATTGCTCAGCGACTGGTTTTCTCTGAGCATTTTGGGTGACTATGGCGTCCATGGCTGCTTTCTTATTAGCTTGTGTAGCGTCCAAGATACTTGAATAACCGTTTGCTGATCCGTATGCTCCACGCGCATCCTGAACGGTTGACTTAAACTTCTTGGCAGCTTCAAGCCGCGTCTTCTCATCAGGGATTGCCATAATGATTGGTTTCATATCTTGGACGAACTTACGAAGGGCAGCATCGGCTGCTGGTTTCTTCTCGGGATCTGGATCAGTGTCTTTGGCGGGCTCTTTCTTTTCGTCCTCTTCGGGGTCAGCATCTTTGGCTTCCTTGTCAAGGTCCTCTTCGATAGCATCCATAACGGCTTCGGCGTCTTCCTTGCTATCGCCAGCTTTGCCCTTTTTCAATTCAGCTAATTCGCTTTTTAAGTCAGCGATCGCATCGGATAGTTTCTTGAATTCCGCATTTTCCTGAGCTTGGTTGTCAGGGGCTTCATCTTTGGCAGGTTCTTTAGCTGGCTCCGCGTCTTTAGCAGCCTCTGCCTCGTCCTCTTTCATCGCGTCCATTGCCTTTGCGATGTCCTCCGGTTCTGCGTCAGCTGCAAAGTGTTTAAATCCAATAGCTGCCAACATCTTTTGTGTGATCTTCATCTTCTTTTTCCCTCCTGTTTCTTGTGGTTTCGAATCCGCGCTCGGTGCCGAATCCATAATCGCTATCTTTGGACCAGCCCTGCCTGCAGGGACAACGGCTACATGGTTTCCAACTATTTCACGTTGTTCGTACTTCCCTTCGCCGATTTTATGCCAGGAGCAGTCATACCCCGAAGATACTTCACGTTTGATGTCGTTTTGAATCTCGGATATAAGGCCCGCGTCCTTAACAAATAAGTCAGCAACTAAAAAATCACCATCACGGCGAACATTTTGAACATGACCGCGTTCAGTCATTGGTGCTGTATTTACGTCTAGGTTAGCCGTTGGGTGCGTGTTGGTGACTGATTTACCCTCGAAGCTTGCAATCGTGTTGGTACTGAAGAGTTCCTCGGGGCTTCGATAGACTCTAAAGCTTTCACCCGTTGGCTCGTTAAAGGCTGCTGGCAACTCTCTCCCAAAGTAATCCATCCATCCGGTGCGCCCGATTCGGACGTTACTGCAGATCAGGAATAACTCTGGCGTTAGCGCCATGTTGTCACTGATTTTATCGCCGTAATAATTCATAAATTAAACCTCCTTGCCTTGGCGGCGATCTCTTCGGCGATCTCGGTGGCGAAGTGTTCAAATAGGGATCACCACCTTTCATAAATGCGAGATAACTTAGATTTGGGCATAAGAAAAACACCCTCGGGTACGAAGGTGTTTGGTGTGTGGCTTAAGTTATTAGATCATAAATAATGATTTGGCCTAAAATAGTTAATAGCGCGACGCCTCTTACACTCTTTTTTCATAATCAAGGCACCCTTTATAATCATTAGTACATGAAGGGCAATTATTGATATGAATTAGCACCATGCCGCCGTTACCAAGTCCACAATAGCAATCTTCCCACACAGTATCGGCTTCAGTTATTACATGATGTTTGCACCCATTACATGTGTTTATTTCATCTAAAACCTTAGCCTCTACGTCCTTAATGAATGAATTAGCGATCTCATCCGATCCCTTACCACATATTGGGCACCGATACGCATTACTAACTTCTCCATACCTAGGACACGCTAGATCATGATTTATCATACGCACAATAAACACCTCCGTCAGCATTCATCCGTAAATAATTAATTGTGGCGGGGAGTACGGAAACTCCCCCGGTTGCAATCCGTTGCCACAGTTTTTTTTGTAGCGTCCTGCGGGATTTGAACCCGCGGTAATGAACGTATATAGCCTATCTATCGGCACGTCCAATATCTAGATAGTATCAACCTTTGGCCTGGCTCAGTCAAGTCCGCATGTATATTATACCATAATACTCCAGATCATGACGATTCGGAGATGTTACATAAGATAAATTTTTAACAACTTATGACACATTCGATACAGATGTTTTAAGATTACAGTGTCGTGAAACTCTCCAAAGGCGTGCAGGGTAAGGTATTTACGGTTTCCGCGAATGTGACACAACGTTGATTTGTTACATTCACTGGTTACGCTATCCTCTCGAACTGCACCCTCGTCATCATCGTTATCGCTCCGCCATGATAAACCTTCACGGGCCATTTAACGTAATCCAGGTTAACAACTGGCTCAGGGTAACACCTACAATTCGGAGCATCGCCTGCATGATATTTACCAAGCGATGACTTAACGCCGATTAATGCCTCTGGTGCAGGAGGATCAGACCAGAACACTATCACGCCCTCCATGTGTCGATGACTACTTCTAACCCTTCCGTCTTCCGATGTCCTCCAGATATACGCTCTCAACCCCACGTCCTCCGACCTTGCCCTCGTCAACGCCGTAGAAGTCTTACTCGTTTCAGTCCTTGCGATCAGTGCCGCCTTATTACGAGTCATGCCGGGAAACTTCGCTATTAAGTCGTCCGCTATATCCTCGGCCCTACGACCCTTAACCGACTCATTGCTGATATAGTTTGTTACCTGCTTGGCGATGTCCGATGGTAACGATTTTATGATCTCGGCATTCCTGTTTATCTGCAGAGCGAATACTTCACCGACTGGACCCTGTAACTCTTTTCTGAGCGCTTCATAAATCGCGCGACCGTTTGAGTTTTCCCTAGCTGCCATTCGCCATGTTGTTGCGCTGGACTTGAGGAGTGTGGAGACTAGGCTCTCCGCCGTTTTCTCAGCGTAATGATGGAAAGTCATGTTGTGGAGCCAAGAGCGTATAACGCTTGTGATCTCGAAGGGGTCCGTTAGGCCTTCGATGGATTCCAGCATACTCTGGCCGATGGAGTTAAGTGAGCGTTGAAACTGGAGTTCAAGGCGGCGTTTGGGAGACCATTCGTTGTTGTCCATCAGACATCATCTCCGCCAGTATCACCATCACCAAAATTCCCACCGTTGGGAATCGGCATATCCCCCATACTAAATGACTCATCCGCTCTCTCAATATCCTCATCGGTAATCGAAGTGAACATGCTCGTCGTATAAGACAGCTCATGTAATTCAGTGAGTGCCATCTTATGATTAATAATTCCGTCGTTATAAGCCTTAGTAATCGAATCAACCTTCTTGCCGACAATCTCAGCTACCTTATCCTCACCAGGCGTAGCGATCGGATTAAACTTAATCCCCAGGTCATCTGGTATATAGCCAAACTCGCTCATAAACATGACGGGCAGTAGCTTGTTAACCTTCGGCTTCAGCACCGTCTCCTGCTGCTGAGCTACCATGTCATAGTAGTTCTGCAGGTCCGACTCGCCAGTCGCGTTCATGCCTGCCGGGGAACGTCCGAATAGCTTAGTGACTGGGATGTCTGCCGCGCCACTCACGTCCATCATTTGTGATTCTGATATATCGGAGAGACCAGCGAAGGTATAGTTGATCGCTGTTAGTTCCTCGTCTTTACCGATAAGCATCATGCCGTTATTTGAGCGCATTTGATTTTGCGCAGACTTAACGTTGTAGAGATCAGCCTGGATCTGTGGGTCGGTGGCGGCTTGTATTTGGTCTAGGCCATCGATTCTATTTACTAGGAGATTTGCCTGAAAAACCAACGAAGCGATGTTCCAGCTGGTTGAATCTCGCTTGACTAGCTCTTCGTAGACATGCTCCATAATCGAGCTTCCCCAGTTAACCTCAGTCACTTCCTCGTAGAACGGGAGCTTCTTGCCAATAAACCTCAGCACGCGCGAGTGGTGGACTTTAGAGATGAGCTTATTCGTCGCGTTGTCCTTGACCTCATAGTACTTCGGCATACCCAGCTCGGGATCCCTGTGATCTGTTATTAACTCAAGTCCTGGATTAATACCGGACCATCGATCGACGACCATTAACCCACAAAAACTATCAGGCATGATGTCGTTATAGTCGAGAGGTTCGTCAAGTTTATCCTCGTGGCCGTCGATGATCATGACTGCTCCTGCACCACCGTAGAGTCTTCCCCAGTAAAGGCCCTCGAGGAGTTTTTCCTTAACGAGAGTGCGCTGAACTAGCTTATCAATCCGGTCCGTCTCTTCGGGCTTCAACTCGGCCGTGATCGACCAGCCGTTCTTCATCATGTCTTCAGGGATGATATTAATAATTTTGTTTGCGATCCACGAGTTACGGTAGAGGGAATTCAGAAGCATGTAATTGCGGGTTAAGCGCGTGAGGGGATACGTTGCTGCGGAAATAATGTTCTCACTGGAGCTGCCCAGCCTGGCGAGCTGATTTTCAAAGGTGTCGAAGGCGGATCCGCGTGCGGGAGTTTGCGGCGGGGTAGGGTGGGAGTCCTGCACAACTGACCGGCTCCCTCGGTTTTTTCGTTTACTCAAGTTATCACCTCCCCCTTACGCCTTGTAATATTTGACGATCGTTTTTGCCCAGTACCTCAACGCATCAAGTACGTGGTCATTTTCCTTAACCGGCTCTTCTATACCTCGCTCGGCGGACTTTATGTTCCAAATGTAAGCCGGGAATTCTTTAAGTAAATTAGGACATCTCGTCTTATTGACGAGTAACTTCACAACGTGTAGTAATGTCGAAACCAAACGGATACCATTCAAGACCTCATTGTCTGCGTTTATTAAATCATCTGCCTCACGAGCCTTCAGTGATCGTTTTCTTAACTCTGCCTTAAAACTTGCCGCACTTGGGTCGATGATGATTCCCGAATATCTCTTGTCCCCGATAAACGCCTTTAGGTCATCTGCATATTCCGCATCCGTTTTCTGCTTGTTGTGTTTTTTAGAGTCGTAATAAAACTCGTCAACCGCATAATATTTTGTTACACGCTCAATGGTCTGCTCTATGATTTCAAGGCAAGCAAAGGGATTAATCGTTCCATAGTCGATTGTGTACCAGCGAGTATAAT